GTACGGCTGACAGCCAATGAGCTAGAGACTGCGTATGGCGGGGTCTACTCGACATTAGCATCCAGCCTACAGAAACCTGTAGCCCGCTGGCTCTTTGACCAGATCGACCTGAATGTTAAAGAAGCCGACCTTGACATTACCGTAGTAACGGGACTCGACGCGCTTAGCCGTCACGGCGACCTAGAGAACTTTAGGCTCGCTATGGGTGACATGGCTGCCATATCCTCGGTGCCGCCTGAGCTAGCCGCTAGGATGAAGTGGCAAGAGGTAGCCGCATTTGTAGGACAAGGTCGTGGCGTAGACCTAGCACAGTTCCTGATGACTGACGATGAGTACGCTGAGATACAGCGTGCCAACCAAGAGCGCGAGCTAGCCCAGCAGGTAGCCGCACCAGTAGCAACAGCAGCAATGCAACAAGGACAACAATGACCGATCAGACTAGCCAAGAAGTAACCAACGAAGTTAAAGAACCAGTAGCGTCAGTGTTGCTCGACGAGAGCGCCACACCAGTAGTAGAGCCAGCCAAGGTCGAACCTGCCAAAGTAGACGAGGCGGCTGTCGTAGAGTACGAACCTACCGGGGACGTAGGACTAGACATGGCCTTGGCCTTTGTCGCTAAGGCTGGCCTAGGCGCTGAGCATCCTGCTATGAAGGCAGCGATGGAAGGCGACTTCACAATCCTGAAAGCTACGCTAGCCCAAAAAGGTGCCGTAGGATGGGAGCAAATGATCGCTCTCGGTGAAGCGGCCTTTGAGCGCACCAAGGCCGCTGAGGCCACCAAGGCGGCTGAGTTGCAAAAACTCGTTCACGACACCGCAGGTGGCGCAGAAGAGTGGGCGCTGGTGCAGAAGTGGGCAGGCGAGAATGCAACCCCCGAAGAGAAGCAGCAGATTAATGGACTACTACAGCAGGGTGGGTTAGCAGCCAAGGGCGCTGTTAACTACCTAATTGCGGCCTACAACAAGGCGGGCAACGTGGTGCGTGAGCCAATCGACGGCACTGCAAATGCGGGCCGTGGGGGCGCTGGGGCGGGCAATGGCCCACTAGGCCCCAAAGAGTATGCTGCTGCCGTGGGCCAGCTTAATGCCAAGTTGGGCGGGCGGCTAGAGGGCACCAAAGAGTACGCCGACCTGCAACGCCGCCGCGCTGCATACCGAGGCTAGCCACAGTCCTGTGTGAGTGATTTAGTACCTGTAGTACAAGACCTAGCCATCCGGCTCGGTGTTTAACCGTCACTTACACAGGAGCTTAAATGCCACTCGACGACTCGTATAACATTGTCCGGCCCGGGCAATCCAATCAAGCTGGCAGCACTGCTGCTCTTCACCTCGAAGAGTACACAGGCGTTGTAGAATCTACTATTGAGCGCAAGTCTGTGCTTAAGGGTATGATTCCTATTCGCCCTGTTCGCGGCACCTCTGTCATCACCAACTTCGCAGTGGGTGAGTCCACCTTGCAGAAAGCCACCGCTGGCGCACCTATCGACGGTACTGGCACTGACTTCGCTAAGCGTACCCTGACCATCGACACGGTGATCTTGGCTCGCGCAGTCTTGCCCTTGCTGGAAACTTTCCAAACTTCTTACGATGCCCGCAAGGAAATCGGTATGGAGCACGGCAAGAAGATCGCTAAGTTCTACGACCAGTCGTTCTTCATTCAGGCTATCAAGGCTGCTCTGTTTACAGAGTCTACCTACAAAGGTTCTGGCGCTGCGGGCAAACCTGCTGGGCACTTCGGTGGCTCTCAGCAGACCCTAGCTGCTGGTGGCGATTCGCTCGACCCAGCTAAGCTGTACGCAGCCGTAGCTAACCTCTTCGTCAAGATGGAAGAGAAAGACGTTGACCCCCGCACTGACGATGTGATGATCGCTTTGCGTCCTGCTGAGTTCTACACGCTGTTGCAGAACGAGCAGTTGATCGACGGTACCTACAAGACCTCTGAGGGTACTAGCATACAGACCCATATGCTCAAGGCGTACGGCGTTCCTGTGGTGCAGTCTAACAACTTCCCCGCTGGTCAGACTATCTCCAGCCACTTGCTAGGCACTGCTTACGATGGTGACTTCACCAAGGTCGTAGCTGCCGCCTTCTCTCCCCGCGCCTTGCTCGCTGGTGAAACCATCCCGTTGACCACTAAGGTCTTCTACGATGACATCACTAAGCAGTGGTTCGTTGACGCTCACTTGGCCTACGGTGTTACACCTAACCGCGCCGAGTTTGCTGGCGTAATCTTGAAGCCTTAATCCTAGGCCGTAGATGCTAGCCCCTGCCACAAGCGGGGGCTTGTGTATACGAACTTGCTAGCCCGCCTCTTAACAATGCGCAACGTGCTAGCCCCTACTTACCCCTCCTAACCGGAGGGGTTTTTTTCTTTCTACGGAGGCCTTATGGCTACTACTCTCGACCTCGTCAATGACTGCCTTGCCACTATGGGCGAGTCCCCGCTGACTGCATTAGCCGAACCCCATACGTTCAAGTCAGCCGCTCTGCGTAAGCTAGCCAAGGCCAACCGCGATGTGCAGTCGCAAGGGTGGTGGTTTAACACTGAGGCGATCACCCTTTCCCCTGCCCCGGTAACAGGACACATCCAGCTAGCTGGCGACGTTATCAAGTGGCAGTCGGGTGTACGCACAACGGACTTGCTAGTGCGCGGCATGCCCAAGCCTTGGGTCGTGCAACGTGGTACGCGCCTATACGACACGCGGCTGCGGAGCTTCACGCTGACCGAAGAGGTAGTAGGCGAGGTCACTCGCTTAGTGCCCTACGAAGACTTGCCCCCAGTGGCGCAGGACTTTGTGAGTGCTCAGGCGGTGCTGCGCTTCCAGTCGGACTTCGATGCTGATAACTCTCGTAGGCAAGAGCTTATGCAAGAATGGCAGCTAGCCCGACAGCTACTCAACTCTGAGCAGATTCGTCAGTCCAGCGTTAACGCAATTAACAACAATGTGCGCCTACAGCGCGTCAAGCGCGTAACCCGCGCAGCTAGGTACTAACATGAAAGCAGCCAATAGCTATGCCTCCCTCTTGCGGGGTGTCTCACAGCAGGTGCCCCAAGAGCGCGGAGAGGGGCAGCACGAAGAGCAGGTCAACTTGCTCTCTGACCCGGTCAACGGGCTGACTCGCCGCCACGGTACACTGTGGCGAGCCGAGCGTACAGTGGCGGGCCTTTCCCACGCAGGCGTAGCCAGCTACCAAGCAGACACAGATAATTGGACTAGCCTTGAGTTTAATACTGCCAACAAAAAATACGTAGTCATGCTGCGTAGGGCAGCCCGGATAGCCGCAGCGTTGCCCGCTATGGTAGTTTACAACAAGACCGACAGGGTGTTCCTGACGGTTACGCGCAACACGGTGGATGCTCCTCTCGACACGCTTGAGGCGAACGGAGTATCGGCAGCTACCACGGTAGGCAAGTACGTCTTCTTGGCTGCCAATGGCAACACCCTATCCAGCACCTCTACGGCTCGCTGGGATACTAGCGCCAACTTTTCTCAGGCCGTGGTGTGGATTCGAGGTGGGGCGTTTAGCCGCAAGTACAGTGTTAAGGTGCGTCTACAGAACGGCACACTGGTGTCTACCACTTACACTACCCCGACCTCCAGCTATCAGGGTGTGCTCAATACGTCGAGCATTGCAGCTAGCGACCCTGAGTACACAAAGAAGGTTAACGACCTAGTTAACGCCCACAACGGACTGGTGACAAACTGGATAGGCACCTCTACCGCAGCGGTACAACCTGACGCTATTGCATCTACGATTGCTGCCCAGCTTGTTGCGGCTGGCTTAACGGGCACGACTGTAGTAGGCTCACATATTGTCTTTCCTCTCGCCCTGCTCGTTAAATCCCTAGAGGTAGACGATGGTGGTGACGGCAGCCTAATCCGTGGCGTGGCTGACGAGATTGAAAGCGTAGACAAGACCAGCGTGGTACATTACGTTGGTAAGGTGGTTAAGGTTCGTAGCCGCAACGCTGCTGAGGCCTTCTACCTAAAGGCCATTGCCAAAGACAAGCTAGTTACTACTGGCTACACTGAGGTCACTTGGGTTGAAGGCGCGGGTGTAGAGCATGCCATTACTGGCGGGCTATTCTATGCCACAATCTCCGGCAGCAACTTCTACGTAGCTAGCTCTGCGACCTTGTTGAACGCGCTGATAGCCGGGGCACACCCAACTTTCCCGGTGTCAGCCGCAGGCGATGCCGACAGCGCACCCTTGCCGTTCTTTGCAGGCCGGGAAGTATCGTACCTCGGTACATTCCAAAATCGCTTGCTTATCGGCTCTGGCGGTGTGCTGGCGTTAAGCAAGACAGAGGACTACCTTAACTTCTTTAGAAGCACCTTGCTTACAGTGCCCGGGGATGACCCGTTTGAGATGCAGCCTTCGGGCAGCGAGGATGACAACCTCCGGCATAGCGTACTGTACGACCAAGACTTAGTGATCTTTGGCAATAAGCGGCAGTACACCATTCGTGGTAACGCTGCCCTCACGCCCACCTCCGCTAACATGGCGGTGATGAGTAGTTACGAGGATGTGGCTCAGGCTGGGCCTGTTAGTGCTGGCGGCTTCATATTCTACGCTAAGCGTGGTAATGGCTCGTCTAGCGTTCACCAGATACAGCCCGGGCAAACCGACAATAGCCCCGAGTCTTTCCCTGCTAGCAGTCAGCTTGACAGCTACATCGCTGGCGGCATCATTGAAATGGCTAGCGCTACAGGCTCACCGAGTTTGCTGCTAGCTCGCACCACAGGTGCCCGCAACAGCATCTACTGCTTCACATACCTAGACAAGCCCGATGGGCGCAAGCTAGATTCGTGGAGCCGCTGGGACTTTAATCCTGTACTCGGGCCGATCATTGGCATGAGCGTATTGGATGGCGGCGTAGACCTCTACTTCCTGAGAGAGTCTGCGGCAGGCACGTTCTACACGATAGCTGACTTCCAAGCTATCGCTACTAGCCAGAGCAGCAAGCCCTACCTAGACAGCAACCGCCCTTGGGCGAGTGTAGTCAGTGGTACGGGTAGCGTTACCGCATCCAGTGGTGCGGGCTGGGTAGCAGCTTATGACACAACAAGCGAGCGCAGGTTTACGGGCACGGCTCTAGCCAACGCGGCTGACTTGCTAGCCTCTTATCCGGGAGAACCCGGGCTAACCGTAGGGGCGGGTAACGACGCGTACTTCATACCTACTAATCCGTTCATGCGGGATGGCAAAG